TTGTCAGATGGAAACGGTACTCTAGCGAAAGTTGCGGCCATACGGGAACGCCACCTAGCCGCGTTCAAGACTGAGGTCGCACAATTCCGCTTGAACGTGCAACAGCTACGCGAGAAATACCTCGACGAGCTCGTCCAGCTCACCATGATGGATCCGAACATTGCGGTGGTACAGAAGGCGCTTGATTTCTTCAGGCCATCGAAAGAGGAAGAAGTCACCGTGACCGCAGCGCCCGACGCTACGACCGAGGTTACGACACCAACAGAGGTGACACCTGAAGTTGCTGTCACTCTCGCAACACCCGACAAAGAGACTATGAAAGCAACGAGAAAGGTCGCCTCGAAACGAGACTACAGCAAATGCCCCGCCTGCCAGGCCTCAACGCGGATACCAGGAGCGAAGTTCTGCAGTGCCTGCGCCTATCCCTTCGATGAGGCGTAGGCTTTGAGAAAATACGCCCGACAATATCTCGACTACGCCACGCAATTTCTAGTGAAGGTTAACCGAAAAGTGAGCTACACTAGACGGGCCACCGTCATCCGTATCTTCGGTGCAACGAAGGGCGCCGTCGCAGACGTCATGGACGCACACCTAGAAACGCTCAGCATGATCGCCCTCACCGTTTGCTGGGCCGTCGGGTACGGTTGGTTTGAGGCCGTGATCGGGATCGGATCCCTGCTTGGGATCCCAGGCGCGCCTGGGAGCAAAGTTCAATGGTACTCTTTCATGGGCACCCTCTACTCGAGCTATCACATCTTCCTCGGCTTCACTATTTTTTGTATCACGTTCGGAATTGGTTTTCTGAAGTTCAACCGTATGCTCTACGCCAGGAAGAGGTACCTGCTCTTCACATCCCTGGCCAGTTATCCGTTGGCTCTTACGGTCCAAGATTTTTCCTATTTCTTCTTTGCCCCGATTTTCAACGCCGGCAACTTCTCCCTGGACACTCACTCGTGGACCTGTGGCGGCCTCGACCTGGGCTGCATCGTCCTGGCGAATCCCTGGAAACCCACCATCCCCTTCATCATCCCTGACTGGTACTTTGTCACGTTGGCCATCGCGGGCTTCCTGTACTTCCTGGCGTACCGGTCGGCCCTGGTGAATCTTCTCGTCACCCGGCAAGTCATGAAAGAGATCGGTTACACTGAGAAGGTCAGGGTCCGTGACATCCCCGTTTTCGAATTCCATCCGAAAGCCGCAGCGCCTGCATACGTGATCCTTGCCGCGCCAAAGCCGGCGCCAAAACCAAAGCCGAAGGTAACACCGCAGGTAAAGCCCGCGGTAAAACCTGAGGTAACCCGTGTGGTCGACAGTGAACATGACGAATTAATCCGCAGGTTGCGTGGAAAACTTGAGCAAGGTTCGTAAGGAACCGGAATTCAAGCAGAAAATACTCACCGACCTGGGCGAGCTCGAGAACATCGAACGCCGATGGCTAGGCGGCATCGTCACCGGCATAATTGTTGGTGCTGCCGGCCTCTTCCTGCTGCTGCATCATATTGAAGAAATTTGGAGCTGGCAGCCGGCCACCATCCCACTAATCCCGTACATCATCCTCGTATCGACCGACGCCGTACTTCTGGTGGTGAGTTTGTCGGCGTTCGCCGAATACTTCTCCCTCTCCATGTCCATGTCGATCCACGTAGGCCGCGGGATGGTCATTCGAAAGCGTACGGGCGCAAAACGATCTGAAAGTGATAGCGATGTCTAAGTCTCCACCCTTGACTGGTGAGCCTTTCGTAGTCTGCAGCATCTGCGACTCCGTAGTCGACGCTGGGAGCGCAAGGCAACGCACGGTCTCAACACCAACGGGCGACAAAGTGATCTGGGTTTGCAAAACCTGTCTGCACCTCGGTTCTGAGGAACAGACTCGGAAGTACATTATGAAGGAGCAGAAAATAGTTGGTCGGTAAGAATTTAGGCGCCGAGATCCCACGAGTTCAAGAGATCCTCGCCGCCATTGAAAACCTACAGCGCGGGGATCGCGTGGTTGTGCTTTGGCATGATGCTTGCCGCGTAACAAACGACCCTGAGGTTCGAGCTGAGTATTATTCGACGCCGAAAGAAACGCAGGGAACGGTCTGGGATTGCGTTCCGGACCCAGTTTTCCCCACCGTCTACTACCTGATCATTTCCGGAGAAACCACAGGCGGCCGCGCCGACTACTACGACGCCATCCCCATCGCTTGGATTTCGAAACTTGAATGCCTCGAGATTCCCACCAAACAACCCAAGAAAGTGGCGAAACTCGCACCGAACGTGATCTCAGTCGAACGGGTAGTCGTGTACAAGGACCGGCAGCTGCAGACGGATAGCGGCGGCGTCGAGAAGGTCCCTAAGAAATGGACGCGTTCCGCAATGGGACCCATGAAGCTTGTTGAAGAAGTCACGAAAGTGGTTGCTTGAAATGAAAGGAACACACATCGCCATAATTGCGATCGCACTGATCGCTGTCGCGGCAAGTGTTACGATCGCTGAGATTTCCATACGGCAAACAACGGGTCCTCCGATGGCCACCGTGTCCTTCTTCTCGAATACTCCCGGCTACGCCTGCTTCCTAAACTACACGTACCCTCTCACCGGCGCCCCGGTCTGCCTATCCAGCAACCCCGCAAACCATCTCCCCGCCAACGTGACCATCCCCCTCGGCAGCTATGGGATTGCTTTCTTCCCGTTCGGCACGGCCTCCAACAGGTCCACGTGGCTTGGATCTGACAACGTCCAAGTCACCGGGTCGGGACCGTATGACATCTCGAGCTCTTACGCTAACATCACAATAACCGGGGACGGCGCCATAGGCGTCTTCGTACTCCCCGACAACACGCCGGTCCCAGAGTTCAACGCGATCGGTGTGGCAGCATTCTCGGCTCTGGCGGCATCCCTCTATGTCTTGCGGCGCCGGCGTCGCTGATGAAGAAATCAGGGATCCTAATCATTCTAGCAGTCAGTCTTCTAGCCTTCAATGCCGCGGATGTCGTATCCACATGGATAGCCATTAGCAGCGGGAGAGGGATGGAAGCTAACCGGTTCATCATACAGCTTGGCGGACCATTCACACCGATCGCACTCATTCTGAAACTGGTCATAATCCCCGGTGCCATCCTGGTCGTCGCTTGGTTGATGGCATACCGATGGAAGACGCCCGAAGTGGCTGCGGCCACAATTCTGGTCCCCGCAGCGATGTATGCAACCCTAGTCGCTAACAATGTGATGGTCGCAACGAAGAAGGTCAAGAAAACAGCGCTGAAAGCCGTCAAGAATGCCGGGGCATAGTAACCATGTCAAAAGGGAATCCGCTCTTAACTTTCCGTGTGTCCCGGAAAGAGAATCTTGCTCTCCGTCTCTTGGCCAAGCAGGACAATAAACCGATTGGGGTGTACCTACACTTGGTTGCGCAGAAGCATTTGCAGGGTGTATACACCCAAGCAATAGGTGAATACACCCACCTTGAGAACCTTGTCAGCCTGACGAAGGAGTTCATTATGCGCGCCCAACTGGCGCGGCAAACTCCGACCAAGGTTCCCATGAAAGCCGAGAAAGGCCCACAACTACCAGGAACCGAGAAACGGGGCGAACTTGAAGATCTTGTTTGGACAGCCGTCCAGGAAGCAGTTGCCTACAGCAAGACCAAGGCGGCAGCTGATGATGCGGAGTCAAGACTGCTGGCCCTGCGGGTCGCAAACGGTTTGATGCGAACAGAGCTCTTGACTCTCAAACACCAAGACGATGCCTACGTTGACGCCCTCCTCAAGGAACTAGGAGCAGATGCAGATGGGTTGGCGGCAAAAACTCGAAAAGAAAGCTGAGCAGCGTCGGAAAGAAGACGCTACCCACCCCGACGACCCAACGGGTCCGCAGACACTTGACATGGCGATCGTCGCCGACGCGGTGAAGTTCTGCCAAGTATATCTGAAATTTTTCCCGACGCCGTACCAGGTGAAATTACTCCTGGATGAGGCGAAGCGCATCTATGTGTGCTGGTCGCGCCAGTCTGGGAAGTCAACTACTCTCGCAGCCCGAATGATTCAGCGCTGCCTCCAGTTCCCAGGAACACTGCGCTTGATCGTGGCGCCAGGGCTGCGGCAAAGCATGATCATGATGGATAAGATTGAGGATTTCATTTACAACATCCCCAAACCCGTGCGCCGGCAGGTGTTCAGCAAAATCCAACGCACCACCATCCGCTTCAAGAACGGATCCCGAATCATCGCATTGCCGAACAGCCCCCAACTTCTCAGGGGCTACAGCGCCGCGGAAGTCCTCTGCGACGAAGCCGCGTTCTTCCGTGACGATGAAATAATGTTCTTCAATGTTCTCTACCCGATGCTTCAAACGACGGATGGTAGCTTGATCACGAGCTCCACTCCTTGGGGCAAGAACACGGTCTTCTACAAGTTCTCGCAGAATCCCGACTTCTCGAAGCACCACATAACCTGGGAAGACGTCGTCAAAGCCCACCTCGCCAAACCGGAGTTCATCGAAGAAATGCGCCGCAGCATGCCAACCGATCGCTTCCGCCGAGAGTTCGACGCTGAATTTACTGAGGATGAAACCGCCTTCCTCTCCCAAGACTTGATCACCAGGTGCATAGATCCCAATGCCTCCTTCATCCCCGACAGCTTCTTCGGCTTCTAAACTGCCAGCAGGTCCATTCTTCCTAGGAGTGGACTTAGGCAAGAAACATGATTATTCAGTCATCGCTGTGGTTACGAAGCACCCGAACCGGGACGACGTCGAACTGGTCTACTTCAAACGGTGGCCTCTCGAGACACCTTACAGCAGCGTGATCGGTTCCGTTCGAGTGATCGTTGACAAGCTTCACAACGTACAGAAATGCCTAGTTGATCAAACCGGAGTTGGGGAATATATTGTCGAAGATATGCAGAAGGGCGGCATTCCCAAAGTGGAAGGCGTGATGCTCAGCCTCCCATCGAAGCAAGAGATTCTCAGCCATCTGAAGCAGCTTATGGAGAATGAACTGTTCACCTACCCCTTCGACGTCAATCTAACCGCCGAGCTCAACGTAGAACAATTCGAACTAACCAAAACTGGCCAGATGCAATTCTCGCACCCGGACGGGACACATGATGACATTTTTTGGGCCGTCGCATTAGCCGTGTTCGCCACAAGAGCTCCGCCAGTCCCTGGTTTCAAACCGTACTCCCGATCGTTTGGTTGAGGTTTAGTTGTCAGCGAAGCACGTACTTCTGCAGCTTCTCAAGTTCGGCGTTAGCGGCCTCGTTGGCGTTTCAGTTAGCACCGTGCTGTACTACGGGTTGAGGGGTCGGCTGCCGGACCTCTTCTGGACCGTCTTGCTGTACCGCTTCAACGCTGTGGACGTGGGATTCTACGAGCTCACCGCAATCATCGGTGGCACAGTCCACTTCCTATTGAGTAAGGTCTGGGTCTTCCAGAAATGACTAAGGCAAAGAACAAGCCGTGGCCTCCCAAGCGGCGCAAGCGTAGTAAGCGTTCTAAGCGTAGTAAGCGAAACGCGACAAGTAAGCGTCCCACGACAAAGCGGCCGATGATGGCCACCAAACGCGCCGAGGTGAGAGACCACCGTCCCGTAGCAAAGACCAGGGTCGCCGGTTCAAGTGGCCTCGGCGACTTCACTGCGCTCGAGCGGATCCCAGGCGTCACCGTGAAAGAGAACACGATCGCTTTCCCCTACCCAGGAACGCCCCAAGGCGTTCGCATTGCCGTTCATTCTAGTTCGAGGCGTGTTGCTGAAGCAGCCGCAATGCAATTGAGCAACATTCCCCTAAGCCGTCAGCTCTCTGCCGCCAAGTCCCAATATTACTTGGGCATGACGCAGACCATCTTCGACGCCTACAAGGGAATGGAGAAACACTACCGCGCCTACCGTATGGATGCCCTCGTGCGCGGCTGCATCAACGCCCTCGCATACTGGGCCACAAAGGAAAGCTTCGACACGGTCATAGAAGCAGTTGGCGAAGGCCTCACACCCGAACAACAGCAGCAAATCATCACCGCTAATTTGCCGTTGAAGCAGTGGATTGATAAAATCAACCTCCGCGTCGACTTTGACCATGTCCTATACGCCGCGATCGTGGGCGCCAAGATTTACGGGAAGAAAGGCTTCGAGATTGAACCCAACGCGAAGAAGGAACCTGGGCGCCTCATCTCCCTACCCCTCCTAAGCATCTACGACCTGCGCCCCGATGTCGACGAGGATTGGGTGCTGCAAGGGTTTTGGTGGCGTGGCCAAAAGGACTTCTACGCTCCTGGCGAGCTTCTGTACTTCACCAACAATTCTCTTGAATCCGATTGGGAAGGTCTCAGCGAGATTGAGCCAGTCCTGGACGATGTGATCACGAGAGCGAAGATTCGCATAGAGGATCTGCAGGAGGCCGCGACAACCCTCTGGGCCGGCATAGCCATACACAGCCTCGACGTCGACCGGCTGCCTGCAGGATTAACCGACGCCGATGTACAGAACCTCATCGACACGCACATCGCCTCGCTGCGGCCTGGAAAGCATATTGCCACAGACAATCGTTGGACTGTTCAGGTTATCGACATCAAGCCCGACCTACCTGGCCTCGTCGCAGTCAAGACTGAACTAGACCAGGAGATTATCGGTAACTTCCAGGTTCCAAAATTCATTCTGAACCGCACCGAAGCCGTGAATCGCGCTACAAGTTACTCACAGCTCGAGGCATTTGTTGACGGCCCAATCACAGCTATTCAGCGTTGGATACAGCGTACGGTCGAGCAGCAGTGGTACGATCCCTTAACACGGTTCTATCTCAAGACTCCGAACGGTCAGGATCCGCCGGTGCGTGTGCGACATCGGTGGCGTGAGATTCGCACAACCGACTTCTTCGCACTCCTAACCGCAGTCTCAGTTGCCTACGACGGTGGCCTCGGCTTCGTCAACCTGGAGAAGGCGTACGAGATCATGAGGGACGGCCCCTCATCCACCTTCGACCCTGCGGAAGTCAAAGAGCCGGTGGCAACGCAGCCACCAAGCCCAACAGGCCCAGCAACTGAAGAGCCAGAATCCCCCGCCGAAGTCAAGGAGGAATCGGAAGAGCAAGAGCTGGAAGGACCATGAGGCCGAGAAAAGAAATTGAAGCCGACGCAAAGGCTGGAAAACCACTTGACCCTCTCCACCTCGAAGTACTCCTCGACATACGGGATCTCCTGGCCAGGACGCGACGTCAATCAGCAGTACTGAGTGATGCGTGATTGGGCAAGAGAAGGGATGCGGCGCCGCGGCTTGCAACCCGGCATTGAACATGCACTTGGCAAGAATCCTCGCACGAGGCGTCGGAAGCCGCGCCTGATCAGGTCTTCAGTCCCTAGTTTAGTGATGAAAGCATCTTGACCGATTACTGCCCCTACTGCGGCTATCCCCTCGCCGAAGTTGAAGCCGCCGACGGTACGAAGATCAAGAAATGCATTTGGTGCATGCAGATTTGAAATCGGAGATTCTAAGAACAGCGGTATTTGTGGACACCAAGCAAGTCCTACGAGACCTTGACCTTGTAACCACGAAAGTTCGGGAACTGACGGTTGCCCTCGAGGTACTGGCTAGGTCGGTTAGCGAACTCAGAGAGAACATTCGAATCGAGACATGGCATGACTGAAGCTCGCAGTTTCGATCCCGTCCCTGAATCTGACCTGCCGAACTCCCTGGTTTTCTGCATACAAATCTAAGTCACATAGTGCTTAGGGTAGTTAACGTGGCTGGATCGAAGGAATCTGCGTGACCTTCGGGTACATGAATAATTTTCCAACCATGCGAACGTATCACTGCATCCCTATGTCGTTCGCGTAATGGATCGCGTAGACTATGCCAATATTCGCCATCTGCCTCAATAACCACCTTCAAACTCGGAATTGCAAAGTCGACGACGAATGTGTCGATCTGTAGTTGATGAACAAACTTCAATCCGGCGCCTCGTAGCTTGAATGCGACCTTTTGCTCAAGCTTTGTCCCTCCATGCTCAATGGCTTGCCTTCTTGCATAGCCCGCAAGCATTCTCGCCAATTTCGCCCTGAGTGCCGGGTTCCTGAGATAACGTTGACGTGCCGCGATGGACATTTTGGCGCGGACTTCTCGTCGTTTCGCGGGATTGTTTAGGCGAAGTTTCTCACGAAATTCAGGCCACTTGCTTGGATTCCTATCGCCCATCTTCCACCAAGCCATCTTGCGGCGAGCATTAGGAGAATCCATCGGGTTCAACCGCAAGATGCGTGTCTGGTAAGCGGCGTGGCATGGATTGCTGCAGAACTTCGTTCGTAACCGACGACAGAATGGCACCTCATAGACCTTGCCGCAATAGAGACATTTTCTGCTGACCCTCCTTCTTCGACAACCAACAGAGCAGAACTTGACCGTCCCACTTCGATATGGATGAGTCTGAAATCGTTGGTGGCAACCTTGGCAGAAGGCTTCGATAGGCGACATTCGAGACATTCTGCCCTTCAGTTGAAGGGTGGACGATGCTGTACTTTATGATGACAGGTGAGTGAAAATGGTGAAGCTTCCAGGGAGAAGCGCAACGCGGAGCGCGCTAACCTCTCTGGTTTTCCTGGTGATGTGTTTTGATGAGTCCAGACGACATTAAAGCAGTGGACTTGCAGGAGATCGCCAAGTTCCCCGACCGTGAAAGCTGCGTAGCTGCGCACATGAAGGAAGGCCTCAGCGAGGTGGCGGCTAAGAGAATCTGCGCCCACCTACCTAGCAAACAGAGTTCAAACAGTCCACGGAAGGTCTCATTCAGCTACCAAGCCACGTTTGAACCCTATGAGGAACAGGGCAAACATTTAGCCAAAATTCATGTAATCGATTTGGCGCCGAACCTGAATAAGTGGCAGGTCACGGCCACCGCTCGAGCTAAAGCCCTCAAATCGTTACTAGACGCCCCGCTCCTGGGACCACCGCCTGATGGCGAGAGAGGCAACGTGATCGGAGGCCCACCAGGATCCCCGCACGAAGGCCTATGGTCCCCGGTTGGCAAATTCGTCGACTTCCAATCAAACCACGTCACACACGGTATTGCTGAAATCACCAAGGATTACGCTTGGGAGAAAATCAAGAACAAGGAATGGGACGCCGTTAGCCCCTCCGTCCTGGCGTTCGTTGAACACCCTGAAGGCGACGTCGCCGTTGTGGATGATTTCAACTTCGAACACGTACTCTTCGTCGACAGAGGCGCCTACCCGGATGCAAAGGTAGAGGCTACCTGCGACGACAGCCTGGGATCCTGCGGTTTCTACCAAGCCCTGGCCGCAGCTGCCGAGAGTCAAGGTACCGCGTTCTCGATCAATGACCAAGACCTTTCGACCATGCGGAAGGCTGTGCAGAGTGCCCGCGGCATCCTAACCGCCCTCGAGGAACGCCTCGAGATAATCCTGCACATCAAACCGGAACCCGAACCTGCGGTCGCGCCTTTGGCGCTTTCTTCTCACGCAGTTGTGAGTGATGGAGAGATGAATCCTATGGGACCTAGTCCAAGCCCTAACCAGACGCAAGGTTCCCGAGAAAAAATGGGCCAGAAAATGGAGGGTGGTAACGAAATGAATACGAATACCACTCAAGCATCCTTCGGAGATGCTTCCTTCCCGGATGAATGCTTCGCCTACGTCCCACCTGAGGCTAAAGGCCCAGATGGGAAGAAGAGCTTACGCTCCTTGCCATACAAGAACGCAGATGGATCCATTGACCCGGGACATTTGCGTAATGCATTGGCCCGATTCAACCAGACCGATATCCCGTCGGACGAGAAAGCGGGGGTTCTGAAGACTCTTTGCAACGCTGCAAGGAAGGCGGGGATTGATTCCGACTTTTGCAAGGAACACTCCTCAGGGATGCCTCAATCAAAGGAGGAACAGGAAATGGAATGCAGTGAATTACAGGCAAGAATCAAGGAACTCGAACCCCAATTAACCGCACTGAAAGCCGAGAACGAAACGCTCAAGGCGTTCAAGGCTGAGGTTGAAAAGAAGCAGCGCATGGCCAAGATTCAAACCATATTGGACCTGAAAACCCATTGCGGCATGTTGGAACCAAAGGACCACGCTCAGGCTTTCGGCGACTTGGAGAAGCTATCAGCTGATGCACTCGACGCAGTCGAGAAAGAACTGACAGCCGTCCAAGCACGGCTCGACTCGATCCCTTCTGGCCCGAAGGCAAAACACACGACTGAACAAGCGTACAACACGATCGAAGATCAAAGAGAGCGAATGTTCGGTTACCGCCGAGACGAACACGGCGAGATCATAGGAGGTAGGTGACCATGCCAAATGCAGGCGATATTGACATGGCTCATGACTTCTTCTTCCTACCAGTAACCAAACTCGCCACCGCAGCCATCAACAAAGGCGACATTGTCACACTCAGCGCGGGACGGTCATTCCAAGATGGCGACGTAGGCCCCTACGGAATAGCCAACCAGGCAATCGCATCAGGCGCAGACATGAAAGGCAAAGTCGTCATAGACGGCGTTGTCTACGTGAAAACAGTCGGAGCACTCAGCCAGTTCACGATGGCAACGCCAGCGAATTCCACGGAGGTGTCCGGTACAACCGGAGTCGGCGACGACGCGCTAGCGGGTTTCTGGCTAGGAATGGCTTTCGACACGTCAGCCAGCGCAGGCGGCCTAACCCGCGTCCACCTAAGAATCACGTAGGAGAGATGAACCTTAGAACAACTTGAAAGTGGATTAGCAGGAGAAATGCGTGAAGTTGGGTGGTTCGACCCGACCACGAACAACATTTACCAGGGCAGAATCGGCGAGACGCAACGCCTACTCTATAACATCCGCAAGCCGAAGCAAGCCGCGCTACCAAGCCTCAGCGATATCAGCGCAGTCAACATTCCGATATTGCTGCAGGAGATTCTGGGCCTGCAAAGGCCGGTCTACAACCTGCGCAACGTTTGCCGCGTCATCAACATGAACGCGCTCAAGGCTACGATTCCAATCTACACGAAGGGAACAGCGACCGAGAAGGTTCCGCCACTTGTGGAAGCTTCCCTCGATCCCGACGCGTGGGGCAGTGTCACCTTCGCTCTCTGGAAGAACGTTCAACACATCGTCGTGTCGGACGAGCTTCAGAAGTTAGCGAATGTGGACATTTTCGGAACCGCAACCCGAGACGCCGCGGGAGCCTTAGCATACAGCGAGAACCACCAGATCAGCCAAGCCTTCGCCGCAGCTGGTGGCCTACAGCCTGCCGCAAGCGGCCTCTGGACCACACTAGCAAGCGGCCGTAGCGAATACAACCCGTATACGGACATCATCGGCGCTATGACTACGATCGCAACCGCGGGCTATCATCCGACCTCGGTAGTGATGCACCCAACCGGATGGTCTGCGTTCTTCGGCAACGACTACGTCAAAGGCCAACTAGCCGGCGCGGTGTACCCAGACTTTACGCAGGGCGGAGGATTCCAAATCCCAGGCCTACCAGGAGTCATGGGTTACAGCGACTTCTTCATAACCCCAACAACCAGCTGCTACGTGCTGGACCCAGTATCCGGAATAATTTTGGGTTCTGGCCCGACCGAAGCAGCACGGTACCGGAAACAGAAACAAGAGTTGTACATCTCTTAGTTCTGCCGGATTGAAGCCGCGGGGTATGACGCATACATTATGCGTCAGTGGCTGCAACCACAAACCGGTGTGGCAACCGCGATCGAAGAAATCACAAATGTACACGCTTAGACAAACCAAAGAGGTCTCAAACAGTTGCCCGTTACTTCAACGGGCGTGAATTTCCAACCTCACTCTTTCCCCCGTGAGGATCCTAATCATTCGTCAGAGAGTAGAAGGTAGATGGTAGATGGCTGATTGGGATACCATCCTTGTCTCTGTGGCCCTAGTGGCCACTAGCGTCAACACTCTACTGACTACTTTCACGTTGCTGCATTCCGTGAACGAGAAGGCGAAACTGCTCAAGACCCTTCACACGGTAAGCACTGCCCTGGTTGTCGTGGCCAAGAAGCGACCGATCAGAACACGCCTGGGGACCGCGGGCAGAGCCGGCCTAAAGAGACTTAGTAGAATTCCAAGGCGGAATTCCAAAACTGGAATTCCAAAGGTAGAAGATGCATAGTCATGTCAGCATGGACAGACCACACGCAAGTCGAAATTTACGCGGGTACAAAGTGGGAAGCTCTCAACATATCTGGCCCCGGTGTCTCGCCGGCCGTTCCCTTCGCCAACCAGGCAGCGTTCGACACTTTCATAGATAGTATTCTGATTCCTCAAGCGCAAAGTCACATTAACCGGTTTTGCAAGCGGGATTTCGACGTCGACTTCCCAGGCGCCATCCCTCCTGCCATCCAAGACATTGCAGCGCGGGCGACGTCGAATATGATTCAGTACATGGTCACCAACAAGATGGGACCACAAGTCCATGAGACGATGTTCCAGATTTCAATCGTTGCCCAGGCGGTGCTGCCTCCAGATCTGCAGGCTTTGCTGAAGCCTTGGATCAAGCGCTACCCCTACACTGCGGTCAGTAGCTACGAGACTCAAAACATAGTAGATGATTGGAACGAACCCAGCCCCGACCAGTGATCAACTGGCCCCGCTTGAGCCGTTTGGCCCAAACGCCATGATCATGCGCAACGTCCTCGACGGATCCCTCTACATGAAGCTGACGCCGCCAACGAATGTCAAGGCCACACGTTGGAATTGCATCTGCCACCCCAACACTCACTATAGACGGCCACACTTCACATGCTTGGCGTTTTGTCGTCTCAAGAGAGTCGCCCAGGGCAAACTCCCCGCTCTCATTCCTGTGGGCCGCTACAAGATGTACATTCAGCTGGACCGAGCTCACGCCCACATGAAGGATTGGCTGCTGCGAAAAATCGTCTTCCCGATCGCCGAGTACTTGGCGAACTAAGCGAGAGGTGAGAGAGTTATGTTGCCATTCCTAATTGATCTGGCCCTCCTAGTCGTATTCCTCATAATCGGGATCTACGTTCTAGTCTTCCTGCTCAAGGCAGCAATCTATTTCCTTCCCGCAATAATTCTGGCCCTCGGGGCTTGGTTCCTTACCAGCAGTCTGACATTGGCCGGTATTGCTTTCCTCGTCGTAGCCCTTCTTTGTGTGGTCAGTTCCCTCCGTAAGATGAGTAAGTCGACGTGATGCGGCCTTGTTCCATGTTTTTCTGCGCAGCTTCCTAATCGCCTTCATGTCGGCGCTAGGCCTCGCCGTCGTAGCCCTCCTCTTTCTGGTACTCGTAACCATGGCCATCTACCACTGACTCGAGATGAACCCGTTTGAAAAACAGATTTGTAAAGTGGGGATTGGAGGTAGCCGTCTACTTCATCCTCATGCTGACGTTCGCGGAGTTGCTTGTGCAGACCTATCTGATGCTGGCCTTCGTCCTTCTCCCGGATAATTGGCCAGGCTTCAGCGTTTTCCTAGATGCTTGGTTCGTTGGAATGACGGACGGCCTCGGTGACAAAGTAGCGTCAGGTTCGTTCGGTCCCTTGTTACTTATCCTGCTAAGCATCATCGCCATCACCCTACTGGAACTCAAGCTTGACGAGAAACCGGCCGTGATCTAGGTTGAGTACGCCAACGCCTCGAGAGGACGTCCGCGCAGCCTTCGTTGCAATCCTCACAGCCGCGAACCTCGGTGTCACTCTCTATACGGAGTTGCCGTTCGAAGGCACCGACATACGCAGCATAGTTCTCACCATCATCTCAGGGACCAGTAGAAGCCCAGGAGTCAACATGCAGGGCGGACCGACAAGCGCCCCTGGCGGTCGAGCAGTGATGGACTTCTACCGGCTGCAGGTCGACGTCAACTTCGACGACAAAGCCGGCTGCAGCAAACTAGCCGACCAGGTTGAGCAGGCCATCTGGAACGCGCATGACACTCTCCGGGATACCTACGATATTCATAGCTTGCAGAAAGTCATGGATATAGACACGACCGCCCTCGGCGAGTCACTCCGAGTCCCAGTTTTGACGAGAGAGGCCCGGGTAATTCAAGATTGGACCTTCTGGACCCACCGGCAGCTGGCCACTTAGAATGACGGAAAAGAAAGACGAGGTCGACGAGAGGCTTAGCCGCCAAGTCAGACGGATGCTAATGGACGAGGCTATCAGGCGCATGAAGTCGGCGCTGAAACAATTTGGGTTCCTTGCGCTAATAGTCCTAGTGTTCCTGGCGTTCTACGGCTCGCTACCTCAGCCCATCTTCACCGAACAGGCAACGGCGACGCAAAGCCCCATCTACGTCTACGAAATGATCTCCGCCAAGACCGTCTACTATCGTTACATCACCGTCCATGTTGGGCAGCCAGTCAAAGCGGCGCAGATCACTGTTTCGACTTGGTTCTGGCTGCACGTCTCGATCCACATCTATGTGAACGGGGCTGAGATCGCTCAGGTGAACACCGGCGACAGTGGCAGCGTGAATTTTTACGCGCCCTTCCCGGAACCGTTGACCTCGTTCACTGTTGAAGTGTGGGCGCACAACATGCTGCCGCTGCCCGATGATTTCCACGCAAACATCGTACTATACTCAAGCTGATCAGGAATGTTGGAACTTCCGAAAGCGCTGAACGCCAACTGGCAACCCTTCACATGGCATTTCTACCAAGCCCAGGACGGTAAGCCGGTCGTGTACATCAACGACGGCCAGGACCTGCTCTCCTTGGCCAGGCATACGATCGAGGCAGACGGATCCGTGCGGCCAAGCGTTCTCTGCCCTACGTGTGGATTTCATGACGATGTCAAACTGTTGAGTTGGGAAAAATAGTTGAGCTTCAGCATCCAAGTCGTGTCGGATACGGTGACGGCTAAACTTCTCGCAGCGCAAGCCGAGATCAAACAGGCGATTAGTGATGCGCTCGAGCAGGGCGGCAAAGACATGGAGGAGAAGGCGAAGCAGCTAGTCCCCGTCCGAACCGGCCGACTACAAGCCAGCATCTACCACCAGGTCGACGGCCTCCAACTGGAATTAGGAGCGAGGGCCGACTACGCAGCCGACATCGAGTTTGGCCATAATGTGCGTAGCGGATGGAAAATAAAAGGCCCCCTAGTCGGTCACGTGGGAGCTCAACCATTCATCAGGCCGGCCGCTGATGAGGGGCAGCCGAATTTACTGTCCCTTATTCGGAACGGGATCCTCTGGGCCTTCCAATAGTTTCTCCACATGCTGAGAAGTTCTCCACGTGGCAACGGCGTTTCCTGGTCACAGTCTCATTGAGACCTGACGGAGCGTGAAACTACAAATGAAATACACGGGTGATGAGGTGGTCGTACGAATAGGAACCTCCGCGACGAATTGCTTAGCTGCGCCTCCGCTAACCAACGTTGAGAGTCTTACCTACAAGGTCAACCAGGACGTCACGCAAGTGGCCGTGGGAATCGGTTCTCGAGGGACCGAAGTCTACGGAACGCTGGTCAAGTACACGGGCACGATAGTACGCTGGGTCGATGAACTCGCTGAGGTATCAGGTGCAACTGCATCCTTCGCAACGAACGTGGGCGCCTTCTCAATCGGTGCCTTGACACCGCTCTTCGTGGCGGTCAAGAACAAGCTAACCGGGACCGTAATCGTGCTTTGTGGTTGCATCGGTGACTACCAGGAGGACCTCAAGACTGCTGACGGGTTCCTGGAGGAAACATGGACTTTCATGTTCGCCTCAATCACCAACACCGCCGGCAGCCCAGGCGCCTAAGCTTGTCTTAGGCCGTTTAAGATTGGAGAGATTGAGATATGGAGAACCGCGATTGGAAGAAATTAAGCGAACGAGAACACAAGCCCCCTACTCTTTTTCCGGACGCAACACAGCCTAGCGGTAGCGCCGACCTGCAATTCCTCGTTTCCTTCGGCGTCGTGATGAGCTGCAGACTTGGCGACGTCCCCCAGATCCGCAGCCGGATCCAGGAGGCCGGCGGACGTATAGTATTCCAAACCGTGAGCAACGGAGATCTCTATCTGCTGAGACGGGCGCAGATTGAGCGCGCGTTGAACGGGGATCTGTCAACGTTGACCGAGATTCATATGCGTAAGCTGAAAGGTAGTTTTGGACCTCGTTGAGTCGTTGAATCGCTTCTGGGTCGCAATCCCGGAACTCGCAATATTTCATGAAATGAGTGCGCAGCAGGGAGAAGAAAATACTGATGAGCGGTAGCAGGCAGTTCGTTCATCTCTGTTTTAAATAGATGTAAGCATATCTTACTCACATGAGAGAATCAAGAATCCCTGAGTTGACAAAAGCAAGTTCGAAAGGCCAGATAGTGATACCCAGCATCGTTAGGAGACAGCTTGGGATCAAGAGGGGGAGTGTGTTCGCGGTGACCGCGAGGAAGGATATGATCGTGTTGAAGAAGTTGGAGACCGGAATGAAGCCCGAGGATTTGAGGACGCTTAAGCTGATTGAGGAAGCTTGGCAGGATATAGAAGAAGGAAGGTATAAGATCTATTCGAGGAAAGCCTTCTTCAAACAGTTCAAGAAATGGTAGAAATAAGGTTCATTGTAGCCACCGACAAATTCGAGCGTGATGTAAGAAGGATAAGGGACAAGAGCCTGAAGGAAAAACTGCAAAAGCAAATAGACAAGGTCGCTGATAACCCAAACTTCGGAAAGCACCTGCGTTATGGCCTGAAGGGCGAATGGTCCATTTACGTGAAGCCTTACAGACTCATTTACAAAGTCGAGGGCGACAAGCTGATCTTATTGAGATTTGAGCATCGGAAGGATGTTTATGAAAGATAATTTGTTCGGCTGCTTCTAGATAGCAATCCCCGAACTCGCAATACTTCATGAAATGAAAAATATAGACTCCAAGAGAAAATCTTCAGAAGCGCTCCAGAGAGCGAATACACGTGGCAAAAAGCAAGTTAGAATTAGTGAGATCTGGCAGTCGCTTTTTCACGCATGCCCACCTCGAAAGGGGCGTGAGCTTTCCCGCTCGCTTTCATAATCTCCATAATGAAGAAATTCTGGCCGAAGTCTCGTACTGACTCGTGCGTCCCACGCAAGTGGACCGGATCCTGCAAGGTTACACTTCCCAAATCACTGAACTACAATGGCAGAAGCTCACGGGAAGAAAACGAGAAGGAGCGTGAAAAGATTTGAGTCAAGAAAAGCGTGAAGCAATCTTGGAAGCCAGAGCGGCGAACCAGAAACTAGCCGAACTCATCACGAAGGGCACAAAGTACCATGAAGCCGTCGAGGTCAAGGGCGTCGACAACGAACTGCACAAGTTCGAGGTCTCACCAATGAGCGACGCAGACCTAGCCGAATTGTTGCAATCTACAAATGTAGATTTGAAGGATATCGGCAACAAGGATAAACTGGCGTCTAACCTGGCGTTTCTGCAGAAGGGGGCAGCGATCGCTACAGGCGCGCCAGACGTGGCCAAAGCCTTGATGCCCATGGAAAGCTTAAAGCTGATTCTGCGTTCGTTTGAGTTATCCGGATTGTCCGCGGGCCCAAAAGCCTCAAAGCCAGACTGAGCTCCTTCGCTGAAGGATCCGTTTACTCGGCCCCTCTCGAAGTACTAGTCTCAGGGTTCGGTTACAGGCTAACCGACCGTATGGACGAACTTACCCGTTTGCAACATGATTGGTTGCTTCTGATTTTTAAAAAACAGCATCCGCGAAGGTGAATAGGATTTGAGTACAAACATCGGCAGCGTAGTCTTTGCCATCCAGGCCATTGATGAGGCCTCTGGCGTGATGGGGAAGATTAGTGCTTCAATGGGCCTAATGGGTATGGAGCTGCAGCAGCTCGGCCCAGGCTTTGCGCAAGTAGGCCAGGTCATGCAGGGCTTTGCGGTTGGAGGATTGACCGGGGCGATCGTCGTTGGAATGGGCGAAGTCGTACAAGGCATACAACAAGCCGTAGGCGCTGCGGCAGCGTCGCAGCAAGCGTGGGCGATGCTTCAAAACGCCCTCCACCTAACAGGCGCGGCGTGGGCTGCGCAGCAACCACAGATCCAGAAGTTCGTCCAGGGCTTAGAGCAAGTTACAACTGTGAGCCAAACCGCTGCGGTTCAGGGATTGCAGCAGCTTGCCACATTCGGCATGAGTGCGACGCAAGCGGAGACGGCTTTGAGTGCCGCCACTAACCTCTCGGCAGCGAAGAACATTGACCTGTCCACCGCTGTGACCTTGGTTGGAAAAGCATTCGATGGCGTCACTACCACTCTCACTCGTTACGGGATCATGATTCAAACCGCCACGCTGGCGAATGCTGCTCTCAAATTGGGAACCGCCGATCTGACAGCGGCGCTTCAGAAAGCGGGCACCGCCGGGCTGCAACCATTTACGCAGATTCTTCAGCAGGCAGGGATCAGCCTGGACACAACTGCCGGTAAAGCGCAGAACACGACGACCATTGTGAAAGAACTTGTCACCGCGTGGCAGGCGGGAACGATCAGTACGTCGCAAATGAACGACATAACCCAGGCTTTGGGAATCAACTTTGATTGGACGAAGGCTAAGGCTTCAGACTACGCTCAAATTCTGGCGCAGATCAACACCATGTATGGTGGCGCAGCTCAAACCCAACTGGACACGTACGCCGGGAAGACACTGCAACTCGCAAACGAATGGGCCGACCTCCAGGTACAAATCGGGGATATGCTTCTTCCGACACTAACAAACCTTGCCAGCTGGCTTGACCTGCAGCTTCCCAAGTTTTCTTCCTGGATAAGCTCGTTGGCACTGGATCCTAGCGTTCAAACCGCGTGGAGTAAATTACTTGACGTATTCCACAGCTTCACAGCCTCAGGTGACTTGACTGCACTCATGGGTTTCGTGGCTATGGTCGCCAAAGGCGCGATCGACGTAACCCTAGACATTGCTGGCACAGCGCTTTCGTCTATCGAAACCATCATGAAGGATATCGCGCAGCTTCAGGCATCGGGTTGGCTTCCAGGAGGAACACCACCGGGACAGACCGGTCCAGGTGGAATCACCACTCCTGGAGTTACTCCCGGAATTACTCCCGGCAGTACTCCGGGAAGTAGCGGTGCGCCAAATTGGTGGCAACCACTGCTGGAACAGATAGCGCAGACTCCATGGCTGGCAGGGATAGCAACTCAAAACCCACAGGGAACTCTGGCACCGACCCCAGGCCAAGGATTTAGCAACGCGACAACTGCCTCTTTACAGGGGATGCCAACAGGGCCCGCGGGAGCTCCCGCGTCAATCGCGCCGCCCATTCAGGACGCTATGAATCAGGTCAGCGCTTTCGTACAGAAAGGCGCTCAAGATGCTGAAAACTGGTTTGCCAGCATCTGGCCAAAGGCCACGACGGACACCATCAAGGGAACAGGAGACGTTGTAAGCGCAGCCTCAAGCGGCATCGGGCCGCTTGCATCTACGACTTTGAATATTGGAAAACAAGTCACCACCAATCTCGGCTCAGGGTTATGGTCTAAAGTTTCCACCGCCGTTCAAGGAGGCCTCTCAACGATAGGCGGAGCGCTAAGCAACGCAGGAAATGTAATGACTACAACACTCGGCAACGCATGGACGACAATCTCAACTGGAGCACAAACAGGTCTCGACACTGTTTCCGCTGCCGTCTCAACTGCCGGCGCTGGGATTCAAACTGGTTGGACCACCGCTATGGCTGCGTTGGAAGCATTGAATCCCTGGGGCGTCATCCAAGGCGCGGCCGCTGCAGGAATTAGTGGAGTCACTACAGCCCTCGCCGGTGGTGGCGCCGCGATTGCATCAGCCTGGGGTTCGGCGATGAGCCAACTGGAAGCTGACGCGTCCGGTGCCGTCGCTTCCATTGAGGGCTTCTTCGCTAATTTGGGCAGCACTGTGGCATCAGAAGTCAGTAACCTCTCCGACACGTTGATCGGCCACTCGCTTTGGACCGACATGTTAGAAGCCATGGTGTCCCAGACGCAGGACAACCTGGGCAAAGTCACGGATAGCTTCAAACAAACTGCTGCAGCAATCCCACCCCTCATACCAACAATAGTGGGAAGCAACCTACCCTCACCTGCAGCGCCGGCACCCCAAACGGGATCCAGTCAGTTGCCGCTTCAGAACCAGACCGTCGTTCAGTTGAACGGCCAGACGATTGCAAGCATATTCGAGCAGAAGATGATTCGGCAGCGGAAACTCGCGTCGGCGTACAAGTACACTGGGGTGGGCTAAGTTGACGATTCAGCAACGAACCTCAGGCATCATCTACTTCGACCCTCTGGACGCTACCTCTACGGGGTGGGTACCTGAAACCAAGGTGTTCTCTCCGACGGCGATGGCGACGCCTGCAACTACGTTTGGGCCACAGAACAGCGGCCTCGGTAATCCCTGTCTTGGAATCACTGGCGACCCCTACGGCAGCCCGTCCGGATCCCTCGGTTTCACTTTCTGGTATCAGAAAGTTCTCAACCTGGGAAGTGGAGCCGGGAGACGCTGCCGTATATCGTTCAAGGCCTCCATCAGTCAATCAACCGTGGACGAAGGGACCGAAGGCGTTGCAGGGGCCGGCGCCGACTACATCGCTGTGTACTGCATAAATTCTGCCGACGTAGTTTTTGCCATTTCCGGCTTCAGCATATCCTTCGTAGCTCCTAACGCCGTCCAGGGTCAAAGTACGGCGTGGATCACAACCACCGGAACGATACCCACTAACCTTACGGGAAATCAAACGGTACTCCTCGACCGAGCGGACATGCAAGTATCCAGCACCGGCGTCGGATGGGTTTTCAACATCGCCTGCTTCGTTTCGAATCTACTAATTTACAGCAGCGATATTCTAACCGTAACTGGCTTAGCGACGGGCCAGGAAGTCACATTATACAACGCTACGACACAGGCGATAATTGGTTACGCTGTCTGCGCACCTGGCGCAACGTCAGTCGGCATAAGCCTCGCAAACGAGACGACGATACCGGAACAGATCTACGCGGTGATCACTGCCGCCGACGGCGAAACAATAATCGAAACTACTCCTGCCTACCTGATGTGTGGTGGGGACGTTTGGAATTGGACGCCGCTTCAAACATTAGGTATAGTGGTCGACAACTTCCAAATCTATCAGAAGAACGCCCCGTCCGGAGCTCAGCCGACCATAGCTGTGATCACGGCCACGTTGAATCAGCTAACCCCAGGTAATCCGCCTTATGCTGGCAAAACCATTAACTTCTCAACGTCCCTCGGCACCCTCAGCGTGGCGACGGCCGTTACTGGAGCGAATGGGCAAGCTGTAGTATCCCTCACCTCGACGAGGCCGGGGCTTGCGGTGGTGCAAGCGACTTGGACAGGTGACGCGACGGTGGGCGCCGCAAGCGGCTTCGTGAACGTTCACGTATTCTACGATGTTGAGGATCCGGATGAAACTGCGCCGTTCCAATTGTACGTGCAGGGTTACTTGTACCCCTACGTGGGTGGAACTGCTGGGACAAGTCATTATGGCGTGAACTATCAACAGAAAATAGAAACGTTTGCGATCGACATCAAGCAATACTATCCCACCCTCACACCGCGAGGTATCGTTCGAATCTACCGGTACGGCGTCCTTGAGTACGCTGGGATCCTGACCGGTATCAAGCGCACGATAGGCACCACGTACGAGATCACGCTTTCGGGTTCTGACGCGTCCGTGCTCCTGGACACGAGAGTGATCCAGGAAGCGTTATACACGAATCAAAGCCCCGAGTACATTATCAACGACCTATTGAACAATTACCAGTGCGGCATATCCCCTGGGCAACTAGGCGTTTCAAACATCCTGCTGCCAAGCGTTCTCCTCACTGATGTGTCGCTTCGAGCAGCGGTCCAACAGATCTGCGGCCTCATTGGTTGGACGTACCGAGTCAACCCGGACTTATCATTAGATTTCGCGTCCGAGTTCGGAGGCGGAACGGCAAGCGTCGAGTTTGATGAGGGCGATAGGGTGGGTGATTCGACGAGCCAACTGGATTATTCCACGGTCGCCAACCGGATTATCCTGGTCGGAAGCGGCATCGTCAGCGTTCAAAGTGACAGCGATAGCATAAACTCGATCGGCCTCATCGAACAAGTACAATTCCAGAAAACCATCACCGACCAAGGGACCCTGGGTGCTGCGTGTGCGGCTATGCTTGCGGATTCCGAGAACACGGAGCTCATCGCACAAATCACTGTACGAGACAATTATCCACCCGGCACCTTCAACGCGCAGGACTCAATCACCGTCAACATTCCAGACTTAGACTTAGCTGGCCTCTACACCGTAGTACGCATTCAACGGGACCTAACCGACCCAACGACCGCCACAATAGACCTGGACAGGCGGCTGCCTGAATTGTGGGAGCTTGATGAAACCTCAGCTCGAATGCTGAACGACCTCAGCGCAGGGCTTAGTCTGCCTGCATAGTCATTTCCGTGATGACACTCCCTCCTAACAGCGGGAGTCTAAAGATAGATAGGGAAGCGGAGGAAAAATTTCTATGAGCTATTTTAATTTCAATGTGCAGAACGCCAACTGGATCCTAGCCTCGGACGTCAACGGCAACGTGATACTGAAAAGTCAAGACGGCACGCTGACCTTAGGGCCTCTTTCTGCCGCCCTAATGATTAGTGCTAACGCAATGATTGCAGAGCTAGTCCGCTACATAGCGGGTGGGGGAACTTGACCGGACAGAACTTGATTGACAGAGCTATCGCCAGAGCAGCCGTTCACGTTGCCCAACACTATGGCGTGTACGACTATGGCAGGCACTACTCACAATTCACCATTCACAAATTCAAGGACCCCAAAGACCGTGTAGCACGCGCAGCAATAGACGGCGTAAGCATGGATGAAATCATGCGGCAGTTCGACACACTGCTCGAAATCAAACGGTTCCGAAACAACTGCCTTCTGAACGCAGGGATCAATCAGCTTTGGACGCTAGTATGTGGATCTGGTGGAACATTATACAATAACGCGAACAGCTACATCGGGGTCGGTGACAGCACGACCGCCGCGGTAGCAACACAGACCGCACTTCAAGCTAGTACGAACAAGGCATATGCAGCTATGAACGGAGGATGGAAATCTACGTCCTCGTTAAACGATCCAAAATGCGGGGACACCCTAAAGCCCTCACAGCTTATACAGCAACAGAGTGAGGGATACGTTATGGGCAATCCGCAGGCAAACCTCTCAGAGTTCGAGAGAGGCTGGCTCATCGGTATGATTGAGGCTGAGGGATGCATAACCCTCTCCGAAAACCATGGACCGGCAGGAAGACGGCATCATTTAAACAGTCAAATCGCTCCGGGTGTTGACTTCTACAACACATCTGAGGAAATCGTTAATCGCTACACTGAGCTTCTGACGAAGATGGATGTGAGTTTTCATATTCATCAGCGTTACCGAGCAAGCCACAGATTTCCTGAGATTCAAGTAAAGGTCAACAGGTTCGGAAGCATTGCGAGATTGATTGAGCCTTTGCTTCCATGTTTTCTCGCGAAGAAACGGGAAGCAGAATTGGTTCTTGCTTTCGTGAAAAGCCGCCTCAACCACATGCAGGAACATGGCCGAGCTAAAGGATGGCTTGGACACGTTCTATATACAGATGAAGAACTAGCCTTCTACCAGGAGTTTAAGACTCTGAAAGAAAGCCTCAGAGAGCAGAGGGATCGCATCCGGAAGGATGAAGGTGTGCTCCGAGCTGCATCGAGAGATGCAGAGGCAGCGGAAACGACTGCCCGCCTCTACACATAGAGGTTAACAAGTAACAGACTGACCCGACTTATAATTCGTCTCAGCTTGCGACTTGGCAGTCCACATTCGCCTCAGCGGTTGCCAACTACGTTTGGAACGAGATCGGCATCTTTAACGCAGCATCAGGTGGCGGAACAATGCTAGACCGTGCGCAGCAGTCGATGGGTACTAAGGTTAGCGGAAACCTTCAATACATTAGTTGAAGGCCGCAGCTTCCTGGATCGCTACTGTGCAGATCACGCTGCAGTGATTTTTCCTTCCTTCGCTGAGTTCTCTTTCAGCTCAGCACCTTCACGGTTTCAAGTCGTGAATGCTCATGTATCAGAGTGAAAGCTACGGAGGCACTAGCCGTAGACATCTAGTGCAAACTCTCACACTCGTAACCCTAGCCGTTGGGTACCATCAAACAGTTCTCCACCCCGTTACGACGTGGAATGAAAAAGCGTACGAGAAATTTCTGCGCGATTTAATTGAGGGCTTGTTTCTTCTTCGGGGCGCTGCAAATCCTATCATACGAGTTCAAACGGCAAACGGTTACGCACTCTCAGGCTCAAGTGTAACTGTGACTTTGACGACGGCTCCGATCAACGGCAACATCCTAGTTCTAACGTATACCTACGGCGGATCCGCCATGGCTGCAATCAGCGGCATTACACAGGCGGGGGTTACCTGGAACAGTACATACACGGCACAGTGTAGCTATAGCCCGTCCCTCTCCCAAATTTGGTTGGCAACCGCCAACACCAGCGCAAGTACGTCTATCACTGTTGTTTTGAGCGCAGCAGTAGGCACCAATGGTGAAGCCGCAATTGTGAATGTCTGTGAGTATTCAGGGCTTACGCAAACCGTGGACAAAACCGTGTATAATTCTAATGAATATGGCACGCCTACGAGTACTGGCAGCTTTACAACACTGAACGCTAACGACTTGTTGGTTGGTTCAATATCGCTTTTCTGTCAGAATGGCAGCACCGCCGGCCAAAGTGCGCCAACGAACAGCTTTACGCTGATAGATGGAGCTAACCATAACACTACGGGTCAGGCACATGCAGTGTCTAACGCTTACTTGGAAAACATAGTCTCTGCTACTGGCTCATACAGCACGGGAACTACTTTCAGTTCAAGCGCAAACGCCCCGTATTGGACGTGCTGCCTTATCGCGCTTGAGGCGGCTATGATAAGTTACTTGACCGTGAATGATAGTGGGAGAGGGACCGAAGCACTTTCTCCCGTCAATCAACCCCAATTGAATGACTCCGCGACAGGGACGGAGCTGCCCGGTTCAGGCTTTTCATTGACGATAAGCGAAACGGGCGCTTTCACGGAAAACGATGTTCGTATGACGGGCGTTCTACCCTACTATTCGTTGGCCGCTTTGGAAGTAGGTCAAGCAACGGAAGTCATCACAACGGTTACTGCGACAACGGTTTCTGCTTCTGACTCAGGCGTTGGTACGGACGTACCCAGCGTTACCATTACGGTTGAAATTGATGAATACTGGGGGCAATGATTACGTTTGACTGGCGGCATAGCCTCAACAGGTACCGGGAAGGGTACGGAACAGGTTACGGTCGGTCTCGTCACCACATTTTCTGATTCAGGTGTGGGAAGTGACGCGCCTGCTCCACAAGCATTACTTACACACGCTGAGACGGGCATTGGCACGGAGTCTCCGACGCTTCAATATACCGCTACCCCAACGGAGAATGGTGGAGGCACAGAACATCTTACATTCGGACCTCTAGTGGCAGCGAGTGATAATGGTAACGGAACCGGCACGCTACGGTCCATAACTGCGGAGGAGATTGTGCCTGAACGTGGGGCGTTCACGGACGCACCTGGTTTGGTGGCTAACCTTTCAGCGAAAGACACAGGTCAAGGCACGGAAGCGAAAGCTACCGTTGGGCTTACTATAACTGCGGGCGGCACGGGCGCAGACAGTCTACGTTCCATACTTACCGAGCAAATAATACCTGAAAGCCTACTCGGCTCTGAGAGTGAACTTTTCCCTGAAGAAATCCCAGCGACGATAATAGACAACGGCGTCGGTGTTGAACTCGCCTACCTAAACGCGGCGCAAGGCCAAATTAGCGTGGACGGTACGTCGTTCTCCCACGTTCTCACCATCCAGCTTGATGAGCTCGTGAATATGACGAACCTGCCGGCCAGCGACGGGTTACCTAACCAAGTCTACCAGGGCGGCAAAGGCAGGAAGTTGACGATTACGGGTTACACGACGGATCCGGCTGAGCTCGCGATGCTTCTTGGCTTAGCGGAGAACTCAAAACATTTCTTCATGCTACCAACGGGTGAGAGCTTCTACGCCTACGTAGCACAGATACCTAAACCTAAGAAGGCTGAGGATGGAGTGATTTACAGTTACTCCTTTGTCGCCCAGGAGGCCATAGACTGATGTCGCAAGTTGAACCGGTTGTTTTCTTCGGCCCCCTCGCTTTTCAACATGTGTTGGAAGTTGACTTCGCAGCTAACCAAGTACTGTTGAATACTCCAGTGCCCGCCAGGAACGTCGACCACTGGACCCCGTCGACGGCGTGGAATCAAGGCCACACCGTCACCGTCACAGGCGAGATCCGGGCGACCACAATAGAGTGGGCGGCTATGGAGCTGGCGAAGCTGCGCCGACTACGCGACGGCGTAACCCGACTGTTCGTCAATCAAGATGATGCAACGTCGTTCCTAGCGAAGATGGGGAACATACACAGCACCATCCAGGCCGGCAACTGGTACCCAGGCGGGTACTTCATCGAATATTCCGTAGACCTGTGGGAATCAGCGTACTAG